GCGATAGTATAAGTGCGGGTTCCAGTCACGCACGCCATGAATGCTATCGCCAGTCTTTTAACCCTTAGATAGAAAGGAGGTGATAAATATGAGTAATGAAGCGGCAGTGAAAGCCTATGAAGAGTTACGGATGCCAACTGTAGGCGACCACATCATTTATACTGACGAAGTTGGTAATGACCATAATGCGTTGGTGCAATGTGTGTGGGGAAAGACCTGTCTCAATTTCACGTTCATTAGTCCAGATGAAAAGCGGACGGACAATTATGGACGGCAGATTGAGCATAAAACTTCGATGCAGCATGTAAGTTGCATGAAGGTCCACGGCTATTATTGGAGATGGCCTGGAGAAGAAAAGAATCCTTACGTTCCTCCTGTGGAGAAATAACTAAGGAATGGCAGTCTGGAACCGAGTAGGAACCATAAAGGCTGCTGTTGCAAGGAGACAAAATGAAGGTTCAGTGTGAAACTTGTGAACTATGGTATGATGATGCTAAGAGGTGGACTTTATGTCCTCATCCTGATTTAGAAGATTGGCGGGCTAGAGAGTTAATTCAAGCAGATAAAGCACAGCGGGAAGCAGAACAAGTAGTCTCAGTTTCTCCTCGTCATTTCTATCCAGGGTCACCAGAAGTAAATCCTGAAAGCACTCCAACACTTTGGCAGAGACACCAAATTGTAATTCCTTGTGCCGATATGGAACAATGGGATCGTATTTCTGAAAAGATAAGTGAATTCTGTGGGCATTACAAAGAAATCTTTGTGGGGGTTACAGAGTTTAGAACTAATAAATTGTTGGGGGAAGTTCCATTTGTAAGGATGCACGTTGGAATTAAAGATGGGGTTCCGGTCAAAGGATCAGACCCTCAAACAGTAGCAAGTCCACAATCTATTCATGGTGATTAATTGGATTGGAGATGACAACACTAGTTAAACAAAAGCCTGTTAGTCTGAATAAAATTGCTTTGCAGAGAAGTCTTTGCAAAGAAGATTACTACTATTTTGTTCAAACCTTCTGGGATGAAGTCTGTAAAGAGGATCCAGTTTGGAATTGGCATATTCGGATACTGTGCAATGAGATTCAGAAGGTTTGTGAGAGAATTATTGCAGGACATCCAAAAAGATATGATCTTATTATCAATGTTCCTCCCGGCACAACTAAAAGTCTGCTGTGCAGCATTATGTTGTTACCTTGGTTGTGGACGAGAATGCCTAGCTTCCGATTTCTGGGAGGATCATTCAATGCTGAATTGGCTTTGGATTTTGGTAATAAGGCTCGCCGTTTAATTCGTTCAGATCAGTATCAGGAAATGTTTCCTGAAATTCAGATTCGAGATGACCAGGACACAAAAGGTTATTTTGCCAATACATTAGGTGGAGAGCGATATTCCACTTCAACAGGAGCATCTATCATTGGAAAGCATTTCCATCTTCATATTATTGATGATCCTATCAATCCAAAGGGTGCCCGTAGTATTTTGGAATTGAAGGAAGCTAATCTTTGGATGAGTGAAGCTGTTGCTCAACGCTGTGTAAATCGTGCTATCACAGCTTTGATTCTAGTTATGCAAAGATTAGGTTTAGATGATCCGAGTGGAATTCGTTTGGCTAGAACGGGTGGAACACCAATTAGACACATTTGCTTACCGGCTGAAGTATCCGATGATGTAAGACCTTTGGTTCTCAGAAACAAGTATAAAAATGGCTTACTTGACCCAGTACGATTGAACAAAGAAATTTTGGCAAATGCTCTTGAAGAGTTGTCTCCATACGGGTATGCTGGTCAGTACGAACAAAGACCCACTCCATTGACTGGTGGGATGTTTGAAGTCAATAAAATACATGGTCCAGCCGTTCCACCCAATCCAAGTGAATTCAAATATGTAATGAGGTGGTGGGATAAATCGGCCTCTCAGGGAAAAGGAGATTATACGGCTGGCGTTTTGATGGGAATCAAAAAGAACTCTAAAGATTTTCCCATTTACTGGGTTTTAGATGTAATCCGAAAGCAGGTTGGTTCTACAGAACGCGAGAGGATCATCCGAAACACGGCAGAATTCGACCGAGTCAAATATGAAGGGATTTATAGGATTGGTCTTGAACAGGAACCCGGCTCAGGTGGAAAGGACTCAGTCATAGCCACCACTCAAAAATTGGATGGGTTTATTGTTTTTTCAGAACGTCCAACTGGTTCTAAAATGGACCGTGCCCATGAATTTGCTTGTCAAGTCGGTGGGGAGAATGTAGCAATTGCTCCTGGTGTTTGGAATAAAACATACATAGAGGAGCTTCAATATTTTGGTCCATTATGTAGGCACGATGACCAGGTTGATGCGAGTTCAGGAGTATTCAACTGGCTTTCCAGAAGAAAATTCAAGTTGGGTGCAGTTGGAATTTAAGGAGAAAACCATGTTTGAAGGATTATTTGTTTTTACTGTTGTGTTTTTTACTGGAATGGGAATTAGTCTTACTCTGCGATTGAAAGAAGCAAAAGCAGAAAGAGATTTTTACAATAACCAAAGCAGAAGGTTACTAACAAAACTCAGTGATGCCAATATCGAAATTTGTGATCTTCAACAGCAGTTAAAAGAACAAAACAAAATCCGAAATAGAAACGGTCAAAATATCAAGAAGGGATAGTGGTATGACAGTAAAACAAAAGAATTCAGCAAATAACAGACTGACGAATGGTGAAGCAAGTGAGTTTCTCCAATTTCTTCGTCGAGTCAATGTCAATCAAGGATTTAGTAGGTCTGCTCTTGCTTCTACCATTTATGGTGGAGGACATGATATTGATAAGGCATGTGGTTATCCACAGAATTTACAATATCAAGACTATCGAAATATGATTGATCGGGAGGGTATTGCCCATCGAGCCAATTCTATTTTTCCGGCAGAGTGCTGGTCTACTGAGCCTTGGATATATGAAACGGAATCAGTTGAAGGAGATGCACAAACAGATTTTGAGAAGGAACGAAAAACACTTTTTATAAAGCACTCTCTTTGTAGTAAACTCAGTCGCTTGGATGAAGGGGCTGGTGTAGGTCGATATGGTGTTTTTCTTATCGGCGTATCAGACTCAAGAGATTTAAGAGTTCCTTTTCCTGGAATTAATAGGCACGGAGAATTTGTAGGAGAGGTAAAGAAGTATGATCTTCTTTACACTATGCCATTTGGAGAAGGAGAAGCTAGAGTAGCTGAATTTGATACAGAGCAAGGAAGTAAACGATATGGGAGACCTCTCTATTATAATCTCATTCTTGCTGACCCTAATGTGGATGGACTTCAAGCAGGCAAATCTCAGAAGGTGCATTGGACTCGATGTATCCATGTTCCTTCAGATGGTTTTACCACTTCTGAAGTTTATGGTCCACCCAGACTTCAAAAGATTTACAACTATCTATTAAACATTCGGAAGATCATGGGAGGATCGGCTGAAATGTTTTATCACGGTGGATTTCCTGGGACATCATTTGAGGTTCCACCAGAGTTGGTAGGTACAGGAGAATTAGACAAAGAGGCTCTGACAAAAGAAATTGAAGAGTACATGAGTGGGTTTAAACGCTATTTGGCTCTTAGTGGAATTCAAGCCAAACAGTTATCTCCTAACATTGCTGATCCTAATAACCATTTACAGATTCAATTAACTGCTTTATGTATTTCGCTTGGGGTTCCCTTGCGAATTTTTACAGGTTCTGAGGAAGCCCGTCTTGCTAGTATGAATGATAGTGAGGCTTGGAATCGTAGAGTTCATAGACGCCAGGATGTTCATGTTACTCCTATCATTCTCCGACCTTTTGTTGATCGTCTTTTGATGATGGGTATTCTTCCTGCAACAAAAACGGGGGAGTACAAAATTAAATGGCCTGACATTTATTCAGTATCCGAAGCTGATCGTGCCGACATTACAGGGAAGTTAGTTCGGGCATTGGCTGAGTATGTTAAGTCTGGTGCATTTAAGATTTTTCCACCATTGCAATTCTTCACTATGATGATGGACCTC